CATCTGTATTAGCTGAACCTGCCCCATTTGCTTTCCAGTTCCATGATACATATGTGTTTGAATTATAGTTTGAATTTTCATTACCACCTAAAGCAAACCCATCACTTATAAAATCTGTAATAACTTCATTTCCACTAGCAGGATTATATTCAGCAGAAGTTAAGTTTGTATATATTGATGGATAACCATAACTTCCTTTAGTTCTTACAATATCACATACACTATGGTTATCATTTCCAGTTCCACTAGCTGCTC